ACCCTATCGTTAGATATTTCTATCTGATTCATCAAAGCATTTTCTATTGTGCGTAGTCCTTTATCTATCTCACTCTGCATTTGTTCTTGCCCTTGCTTTCTTATCTCAAGAGCATCTATTTCTAATTTAAAAAATGATGTGCTTGGTGGTAGCAAAGTCATTAATAATTTATTTGACAAGCTGTTTACACCACGACTACCAGTAGCTTGGAAAGGTGTTTTTATTCTTGCCCTTGTACCAGTTGTTTGTTCTGGTATCAAACTAGGTATTGTTAGCTTTGAAGATTCTTTTGCTTCTCTATCATAAACAGACCTACTACCAACAAGTGCTTCATACCTACCTGCTGCGGTTGTGCCTTGTGCTGAGTACTCCATGTTAAGTTGGATAGTTTAAATTTCCACTACTACTACCACCAGCTAAAGGTATTTGTAAGGATTTAGTTCCCATTCTTTTACCCATAGCAACTTGCGAATCAGCTTTTTTCTTCTTTGTTTTTTGTGTACCAACAACAACCGCATCAGCAGTATCTTCTATAGGAGAATCAACTGGTTCGGGTGCAGGTGCAGGTGGGGGTGATGGTCGTGATCCAAAACACATGACAGGTTTATATTATTTTTTCTTTATACTAGCATGAACTAAATTAAAGTCTTCTTTTTAGTTTGCGTTAGCTTTTGTGCTGTAGCAATAGTTGGGTTAGAAAAGTTTTTAGTTTCTTTTTGTTTCTTAATCTTTAAAGTATCTGTTGCTTCGCTTTTTTTCTTTGTATCTTCAAGACCTTCTTGCTCACCTGTAATTACAACAGGGTCATTCTTGCTTTTGTACTTTGCAACTTTAGGTCGAGTACTACCACCACCACCAAAACACATAGCTAGTTCTCCAATACTCTGTTAGTTAACATAGTTTCTTTTTGTCTTAATTGCTGTTCAATTAGATAGTCAACAACAGACCTCTGCCCTGCACGATACCATACTTCTCGATCTGATAGCGATAGGTCTGGGTGTCTGTTAGGAAACACAGCATCTAAAGCTTGTATAAGTTCGTCAGTAATTACTGGTAAAGACACAAAAATAAAAGAGCTATTTATATAGTATATGCTAAAGTGAACTTAACAAGGAGTGGTTACCTTGTTGTAAAGCGTAAGAAGACCTCAAGGGTGTGGTTCCTCTTGAGGTTTTCTTTATGGATTCCAAAGTTTTACTTCACCTGTATTGTAATCATAATCTCCTTCTCGCAGTATCCTTGTTAGCCTTGCGTTTAAGATAGCATCAGCAATCGTATAACCTTTCTTAGTATATGTCTCCTGTACCTTAGACCATAGTGCTTCTTTGGTATCAGGTGTATTAGCTAGAGTCTTTGAAGCTGTAACCATACCCATACCTTTGATACCTAGTATTCCGTCACCAGCATCACCAGCTAACGACATCTCAAACCAATGCCT